TCCCTCTCCAAGACAATCGCGGAGAACAAGAACGAATACTACAAGGCTTTCACAGAGGCCGAGGACAAGCTCAACCGCGGTGAACTCACGTTCTTCGTATACACCATCCTCGGATTCATCGAACGCGCGCAGAAGTCCTTGATCGAGGAACTCGGCATCAAGATCGACCAGCTTGGCAAGGCGACCGACCTGCGCGACGAACTGCGGAATGAGCATGCGATGTCCAAGAACGCGACGCTGCTTCTTTACGCGGTCATGCAGGAGGAGCTGTTTGACACCACCAAGTCCATGACGCTCGAAGACGCTGAAGTCGACCTCAGGCTGACGAAGCAGACAGTCCGCAAATACGTGGATGAACTTGCGAGCGCGGGTCTCATCGAATTTGTCGGGAAACGTCCACTCAAGTTCAGGGCCTCCGAAGCGTTGCGTGCGCGTATGGGTGTGGGCACCATACCTATGAAAGAGGATTTTTAAAATCGAAACGATTTCAGGTTTGATCGAGCATGCGGAATCCATGGGCCTGTCGGTCGTGTCGCGTGACCTTCCACGCGACATATGCGGACTGTACGACAACCGGCATGGACTTATCCTATTGGCTGATTGGCTCAACCAGCGCCAACGCCGCTGCACGTTGTGCCACGAGCTCATACACGCCAGACACCATGACCCCGGCTGCGGTACACGATACGGGGCCAAATGCGAGCGCCGGTGTCGCAGGGAGACGGCGTTGGCGTTGATCTCGCCGGTGGATTACGGCATGGCGGAGACGGTGTATGAGGGCAATACGTGGATGATGGCCGTGGAATTGGGAGTCACCATCCAGGTGCTGGACGACTACCGGCAGCTATTGTACGATTACGGCGTGTGCGTACAATAATTTATACGCCTTTATACGTGCTTATAGAGCCTTATACCCCTTTGGATTCCTTATAAAAAAAGACCCCGGCCTCCCGCATACCGCGAGCGCCGGGGTCTTGCTTTAGAATCTGAACTCGTCTTGTTTCGGCTCATATGGTTTATGGCGAAAAACCTTGGTTATGGAGTACCGTCCTTTGAGTTTCCCGTCTTTGCCCATGGTGGATACCGTGTGCAGGTTGACAAGGAACGTGTCTTTCTTGCCGATCCTCTCGCCGTCTTCGACGGCATGAATGAATGCCTCGTCCTCCATATCGACCGTGTATCTCACGTCGTTGCCCGTCGTGACATGCCATTTCTTTCCGGGCTCGAAGTGTGCGTCGAGCGGCTGCACCACGAGTTTGACATCGCTTTCGTTGATCACATCTTCGGCCGGAACCCATTCCGCCATGCTTTGCGCCGTTTTCTTGTCGATGTCCACAGATTCTTTGCCCGATGACACTTCCGCCCCGTCCACTCCCTTCTGCGATGACGGCCCGCTGAGCGCCTTGCCCGCATTGTTGACGAATTTACTGTTATCGGCTATGCGCAATGAGGATTTGTATGTTTCGATCCGTTCACCGTCGGCAGACTCTATGGTGACTCTCTCCTCTGAGAACACCATATCGTCGTTCACAGGTTTAGTATCGACGATTTTGGTTTTGCCTTTGTCATGTCTGAACTTCAGGGCCTTGAATGCGCCAATGACGATTGAAACGAATCCGACCCCGAGCACATCGCTCAGCCACTGAATCCCCTGCCCCTGAGACGACGTCGCGAAGTTTCCGAGACTTGTGAGGATGAATTGGATATCGAACGACCCCGTCTTGGTCGCCAGAACACGTAATTCGACCTTGGCTTTCGGGGCCAGCTCGTCCTTGGCCGCGTCAATGGCGTCGGCAAAGCTAAGGAGCGCCGGCGCAAGCGTGCGTGCACTCATCGTATGGTCACGGTCCAGGGCCGGACCATGGTATCTGAGGGATATGTTCCCGACAACGTTGCCCTCGACCTCGTTCTCCTCATCAGCGACCATGTCTTCTCTCCTACCGATATTTTGATTTTTTCGATTATCCGACTCGGCATAGACGCTATCCGGTGGTCGCTTCGTCCCTCCGATTTCCATTTTGGAAACGCGGAGGACTGATCTGCGAACGCAATCTCATTCACTCTCTTGCTGGCTGGATGCGAGTGCCTTGAGTTGTGCGATCTGTTTTTTGAGTTCGGCGATCTCCCTGTCTTTGTCGTTTTCGGCCGATGCCGGTGCGGTGTCTGTCTGTGTCGGGGTGATGCTGGCGGCGACCTTGTCGGCGAGCGCGCGCTGTCTGTCTTCGCTGAGTCGCTGGTAGTGCATGGCCATGATGGCGGTGCTGTGTCCGGCTGCGGCCATGAGTTCGCGGACGGTGGCGCCCTGTTGGGCGAGCATGGTGAGTGCCGTGGAGCGGAGGTCGTGGAATCGGAGGTCTTCGCGTCCGGCTGCGCGTCTCGCCTTGACGTAGGCGTCGCGCATGGCGTCCGTGCTGATCGGCCTGTCATGGTCCAGCGGGCTGGGGAATATCCATGCGTCCGGCTGGTCGGCCACATATTCGGCGAGGTGCGCGCGGATTTCGGGGATGACGGCTTCGGGGATTGGTTCGGTGCGTTTGCTTCTGGCGGTCTTCGGCGGCCCGGCGATGACGCGGTCTCGTGCGAGTCTGGTGCGGCGGATGTGGATGAGACGGTTGTCGAGGTCGATGTCGCCGCGTTGGAGGGCGCAGACCTCGCCGATGCGCAGGCCTCCGCAGGAGATGGCGAGGGTGATGGCGAGCCGGAATTTGCGTGGCATGGCGTCGTGGATCCGCCGGAGCTGCTGTGGTGTGGCGGCGGGTGTCTCCTCCCTGGGCGCGGGCTTGCGCACCGGCATGACGAATGGTGATTTGGCGATGACGGCGAAGCCGTCCTGGTCCGGGGTCGCGGCGGCGTCGAGGATCTGACGGAGCTTGGACAGCAGCTCTCGACCGACGTATGGGTGGTCCTTCGGCAGTGTGGCCGCATAGCGCTCGATGTCGGCCGAGGTGATCTTGCCGATCGGCATGCCGCCGAATGCATCGATGAGCCGTTTGACCGTGCATCGGATCCCGTAGATGGTGTTGACGTGCAGTCCTTCGCCCTCACGCGTCTCCAGCCATTTCGCGGCATACTCGCCGAATGTCAGGGCGGTGTCCTTGGCCTTGCGCTTGACGATGCGCTCCGGCTCCCACACGTCAGCCTCGATGCGCCGTCTCGCCCTGGTCAGCCATGCCGCGGCCTCGTCCCTGCCGTCCTGGGTGCAGGGGAAGGTGGCGGTCTGCCTGTTCGGCAGGTCCGGCCATTCCGAAAAGGCGGACACGGGCGTAAGATAGGAGGCCTCTATCCATTTCGGATTGGCCTTGCTTGGCTTGACGACGATCTTGCCGAACTTCCTGACCATGACACATCCCCCGGTTGAGGTGGTGGAGCTTTACCACTCGAATTACCACTCCAATTGTGGCGTATGAGTCTATTTTTGGTCAAAAATTCCCGCGTTTCAAAATGGCGTATCGATGATATGTACGCTGGAAACGGCTTGATTCCAACGTTTTTGTGGAGCGCGCGTCGGCGAGCGCGATTTGTTCCAGTTTTCCAGCAGAAATATCGCTGATTCTCTGAAAACCGTTCTGTTTATTGGCTTTTTATATGCCTGCGTGATGATTTACCACTCAGGCTACCACCTCTACACTGTCTCAAATATATGAAAATCGGCTATTTTTTTGACGTCGTGAAACAGCTAGAGCGGTGAAGGCAGGTCCGTAATCGACTCCATCTCTATCCATTTCCAACCTTACATGGTGTCGAGCCTATCAATCCGCTGTTTTTCTTATGTTTTTCGTGTTTCGGCTTGCATTACTTTATTTACTGCGCTAATATAGTTTATATCAAGGAAAGGAGGTGAACATGACACCATCGGAGATAATCACCAGCATCTCGCTTCTCGTCGCGAGCCTCGCGGCCCTCATCAAAGCAGTGACCGGACTCATCAAGGAGATGAGACGGAAACCGAAGAAGAGGAAGTGAGCAAGGGTTCCGGCCAGACTTGGGGGCCGGAACCCCATATCTCCGATTATGCCATGGGACATCATGAGAACGGAATCGATAGTCAGCGCGGTGTTCGCGCTCGGAACCGCCGCCAGCGCATGGTTCGGCTGGCCGTTCGCGCTCACCGCCGGATGCGCCATCGTCAGCGCCGTCTTCGCGCTCATCGCCGGAAGGAAGGACTGACATGACCATCGAATACCTGAGCGTCACCGACGTGGCCAGACGTCTCGGCATCAGCACAGCCGCCGTCAGCGCCTACAAGCTCCCCCAGCCGGACGCCACCATCGGCCGCACGCGCGGCTGGCTCCCCGACACCATCGACCAATGGAACGCGCAACGCCCCGGCCGCGGTGTCGGCGGAGGAAGGCCACGCAAACGCAAAACGTCCGAATAAAACGAAAAGACGCCCCTCCCCCGGCCTTGAAAAGCCGGAAGAGGGGCATGTGTTGTTAAAAAACGGGTGTAAAAAATTCCACGGATACTATAATTCCGCAAATTTTTCCACACCCGAGGTTGAGTTTCCGGCGCGAGTTTGAGTCTCGCGCCCGAAAATTAATCACTGGCCGTCGGTGACGGTGATCCTGAGCTTGTCGAGCTTGGCCTTCACCGCGCTCTCCACGGCGGCGGCGATCTGGTCGGGGTCGGCGCCCTTGCTTTCGGCGAGGGTCTTGACCGCCTCGGTCAGTGCGGCGACCTGCGTGACCAATTGGCTGGTCTTGCTATCGATGCCGGCCACGCGGTCGCCCAATTTTGCGCCGCCCTGCACCGGCTGTTCGACCACGAGGTTGCCCAAGGCCGACGCGTGGGTGTTCCTGTCCCACTGCGAGAGCCTGAACAGCTCCTTCTTCGTGGCGTTCGCGGCCGCGTCCGTGCCCTGCACGCGATCACGCATCAGGACGCCGTTCTGTCGAAAATTCCACACGTCTTCAGCTGACATGTCGTCTCCTCCCAATAATTCGTTTGCTCTTTTGATGATTCTGTCCACCGGCAAGCCGTTCGTGCACCTGTCGGGACACCCGTAGTGGTCGGTGCCCGGCACCTCGCGGTGCAGGACGATGTTGCCGTGCCGGTTGCCGCTGGCGTCGTGCCAGAGGGTCTTCCACCCGTATCGGCGGGCGATGTCGGCGCACAGTCTGGCGCTGGCCTCGACCTCCGCGTCGGTGACGGGGATGCCGTCCATGCCGCCCTCGTGCTCGATGGTGATGCCGCTGCAATCACTCTGCCAATTGGCGTCCGCCCAGCTGCCCTGCGTCTCGTCCACCCACTGGTAGACGCTGCCGTCGCCGCCGACGCCGTAATGGCTGGCGGCTTGGAAGCTGGAGCTCATGAAGCACGAGTCCGTGCCGGCCAATCGGCCGACCATGATATGCAGGGTGATGTGGTCGACATGCAGGCCATTGCGCCCCTGGTAGTGATTCGGGCTGCCGCGCCATTTCGCGAAGCTTGCGACGGTCATCAGACGGTACCGCCCGGCTCGAGATCAGCGTCAGCTGCCGTGGTGTCGGCGGTGGCCGTGGCGGTGTCCGTGGCGTCCTTCGGCTCGGTCCTGGCCACGGCGGAAGCGGCGCTCAAGGCCGCGCTCTTCGCTGCGCTGATGCCATTGACCACGCCCTCTTTCTTCAATGCATCCACGAGCTGCTGGCCAGCAAGGCTCGCGCTGGTGATGTTCTGGTTCTTCCACCAGCCGTAAATGGTTCCGGCGATGCCGATGACACCGAAGATCGAAGCGCTGACCTGCTCGTTGGTGAAAGGCAGCGGATTGATGCCGGCCAAGGACAGGCCGGCGTTGACCAGAGCGTAGAGCGTGACCACGATGGTCACTCCGGCCTTGACACGCTCGCCGGTCAGACCGGGCAGATTGGTGGTGGTGTTTTTAGTGGCGCGTTCCGCCATATTTTGCCTCCTTAATAAGGGAGGCCACCTCCGAAGAGATGGCCTTGAAATGGTTATTGTCGTGAGATGACCGCCAGTAGGACAATGAGCGTGCACAGCGAAATCAGGGCATGCGTCACTCAGGCCTCCAATGTTTCGGGCGCCACGTCGGCGCGCAGCTCGTCGGGCAGGTGCGGCTTCGGATGACGTTTGAGGAATTCCGGCTCGATGATCTCGCAGAACAAGCCAAGCCAATGGAAAAGGTCGCGGGTGTAGGCCGTGAGCGCGAAGTACTTCCGCTGCTGCGATTCCAGATGCTGTATCTGCTCCTCCTGCGATTCGACCTGCTCGCGCAAAGGCTTGATGACTGAATCGGTCAGAATGTCGCAGGCTTGGGCGGCTATCTGCGCAGTGTCCTTGCGACGGCTGGAGATGGCGCTGATGATGGCTCCGACTCCTCCGCCGCCGACCAGTGCGACGATCACCGCCGTCCAGAATTCCTGGCTTGAGAAGAGGTCGAGCGGTGGCATCAGTCCTCGGCTCCGTCACTGCGCCATGTCTTGATTTCGGTGACTTGTGCGAGCTGGGTGGCGGTGATGGTCTCGCTGTCCTTGGTGTCCATGTCCGCGATGGTGGCCTCGGTGGCCTGCCGGTCCGTGAAGGTCGCGGTGACGCCACGCTGATAGTCAGTCCATGTCTCGCCGTCAGCGTCCTTGTGGTCGAATGTCAGGCCCAAGCGCAAAAGCTGGTAGACGATGCCACTCTTGGGCGGCCGCAGGTCGAGGATGCCGTCCTCCACGTTCGCCGTGGTCCCGGTGGTTTCATTGTTTTCGTCAGACATTGTGTCCTCCTTCTGTTTTTTCACTTCGTGGCGATCTCATGACCGTCGATGTAGAGTTTCCCTGCGGCCGGTCCGGTGGCGAGCGTATGGTTCCCTGCCCATTTCAGGCTCCAACCCGCGGCGGATAATCTCAATCCCCAGCCCTGGTCGTTGGTGAACTGCAGGCCGCCGGCGCCGATGGAGATCTTGCCGTATTTCACGGTCTCGATGTTCAACCCACCCGAAGCCGAGCATTCGATGCTCGACCCGTCCGGAGCGGTGATGCCGACGCCGGACTTGCCCACCTGGATGTGGTAGGTCTTCGACGTGTCGGCGGTGGGCTGGACGGTGATGTTGATGCCATCCTGCGAAAGCGACAAATAGCCACTGCCGGTGCCGTCATCACCAGTCACCTGGAATCGATGCCGGTTGATGCGCGTCAGGAGATTGCCAGAAGCGTCGAGCAGGTCGAAAGTGCCGTTGGTGTTGACGAGCGCGGAAACGCCGGTGAACTTGCCGTTTGACCGTTTGCCGACGCGCACACCGGACGCGGTGAAGTTGATGCAATCCTCAAGGCTTCCGACGCGGGATTGCGCGTTGGTCGCGTGCGAGTCGGCGGTGTTGGCCTTGTTCTGCGCGTTCTGCGTCTCCACCTTGGTGGAGAACTTCACGTCCAGGCTGTTGTTGTTCTGTGTGATTTTCGACGAGATCTCCTGCGTTACACCGGTTTTCGTCACATACGTGCTGGCGACAGTGCTGGTGATGCTGGTCTTCGCGGCCGTGATGTCCGACTTCGTGGCAAGCCCGGACCCGTCACTGCCTTTGTAGGATTGCACGACACCCAAGGCCACCGATTTCGCCGTCTGGTCAACATAGCTGCGCGTGCTGAGCGTGTCGTAGGCGAGGTTCTGCGCGGTGCCCGACGTGGGCTCCGCGTCCTGGATCCTCGTGCCACCGCAGTTTGGGCCGTCCTGCCACGCCTTGTAGTCGCCCTGGAGCGTGTAGTGCCCGTTCCAGTACGCCCATGGCAGGTACGCCCAGATGTCGCAGGTGGTCGAGCTGAACGCCATGACCTTGACCTTCACATCGTCGGCGTTGCGGATGCGGCTCACGGAGACGCCGAAAGCACTCGTGGCGGACGCTGACTGCTGCCATCCGTCCTTGACGAAGATCTCGAACTCCGCGTTCTGGGGAGCCTGGCCGTTGTACCCGTTGCCGGAGTACACGTGGATCAGGACGCTCGAATCGTCCCCATTACTGGTGAGATAGCCGAGTTTCACCCACTTCGTCTTACCCGCCGCGCCGGTCAGCGTGAACGTGCGGGTCGCGCTCTTCCTCAACGCCTCGGTCGCGGTCTGCGTCGTGTATGTGTTCGCGACTTCGCTTTTGATCGAGGACGCGCTTTGACTGATGCTCGACTGCATGTCGGAGCGGGTCGGATAATTGCCCTTCGGCTGATACGACTGCGCCACCGAGGTTTTGAAACCACTCAGAGACTGCTCCAAGCTGCTGACGCGGCTCACGTCGGCCTTGCCGTCGATCTTCTGCGACAATGTCGTGTTGATCTTGTCGGCCTTCTGGCTGACCTGGCTGATGGTGGTCGTGTTGCCTTGGGCGGTCTTGGCGACCTCCTGCACCTTGCCTGTGATCTCATTCGCCTTCTGCGTCAAGGCGGAATTCGTGGCGTAAGAGCTCATACCGTCCTTGGACTGGTATTTCTCGCTCACTTCGCCGCGGATCTGGTTCGCCGTCTGCGTCAGATGGGATGTGGTCGCGTAGGAGGACATCCCGGCCTTGGTCTGGTAAGCGTTAGAGACCGTGGTCTTGAAGCCATCAAGGTTCTGTTGGACAGAAGAAACTCGATTGGATGTCTCGGCGGCTTCGGTAATATCACGGAATGCGACGTCATCCCACAGGATGGTGCCATTGGCCTGATGCATGACTTCGATCCGGACCGAAGTGATCGAACCGTCATCAGGACACTTCCAATCGACATGCGTTTCCGACCATGACGTTGATTTGCCGCATTGAGCATCGGCGATGTATGTTCCGTCTGGTTTTGTCAATCTGAGTTTGTCAACGCTCGGATTGACGTTCGACGGGACCGACCCGTACCAGGCGCAGTAGCCCGACAGGCGATACGTGCGTCCCTTGGTGACCGGTATCGAGGTGGCTGTCCCAGCCATGCCTTTCTCATGAGTCAACGGGCATCGGTTATCTCCGGTGGCCGCATCGCAGACCAGAACATGTTTGCCATGATAAAATGATCCGTTAGAAATACGGAATGGGGTCTTAAGTCCCTTCCACCATTCAGTCGATTCAAACCCACCATCGGTGATGAGGTTGTCACCTGCAAGTGCCGCATCGACAAGGTTAGCGGTCTGACTGATAGTGGCCTTATTGCTGTCAGCGGTACTCTTCGCTTCGTTGGCTGTCGTAACGGTCGCATTGAGTGTCTTGCCTTGGGCGGTGATCCTGGTGGACAGGCCGTTGGCGGTCTGTTCCACCGTGGTGGCCTTGCTCATCGCTCCGGAAGCGGTCTTCGACACCTCGGCCACCTGCGTCTTGATGGAATCCGCGGTCTGCGTCAATTCCGACTTGGTCGAATAATCGCCAGCGGGCTGGAGGTCTTCCGGTGCGGGACTCCAATCCGTGGCCTTGGATCCCTTCTCGGCCTTGATCCGCCGCCACCTGAACTTTCCGGACGCAAACCAGTCGCATCGGATGCCGAGCTGAAACTTTCGGTTTGCGGTATTCGATTTTCGAGCTTTGTTCGTCCGGGACAGATGATAGACGGCATTCACAGGTGTCTGCCGGGTCAGGAGCGAATCGGCGAACACGTTGAACACGTCACTCCACGATCCATCCACAGTACCCTGTGTAAGGGCTAATGCGGCATGCCCGCCAGTGCTTGCGACATCCGCAAATTCGATGTCGATCTGAGTGGTGTAGTCCGCGCCTTCCGCAAGGCCATCGGGAGTGTCGACGGTGGCAAGGACCTTGCAGAAGTTTGAGGCATTCGGTGTTATCACAATCCAATCGGACCAATTGCCGGAAGTCCCCTTTATCAGATTCGTCCCGCCGACAGACAGCTTGTCGAGATCGTCCTTGGTGGTGTACGTCTGGCTGACGGTCGTTTTGAACCCGTTCAGATTCGCTTCGAGACTGGTGGCCTTGTCCACCGCGCTCTGGGCGGTCTTCGCATTTGCCGTAATATTCGCGCTAAGCGAATCCGAAGTCGCCTTCAGACTCGTCTGTGTTGCATACAGAGCATCGTTCTGTGCCTTAGTCTGGTAATTCTTTGACAGATTCAGAGTTACGGCATCTGCGGTCTGCTGAGCCTTCGATGCAGCCGTCACGGCACCATCGGCGGTTCCCTGTGCCTTGGTGACTTCGGCGGAAATGCTATCGGAAGTCGCCTTCAGGCTTGCCTTGGTCGCATATATCGTATCAGCCTGGGATTTTGTCTGGTAGTTCTTTGACAGATTCGCGGAAATGCTATCGGCGGTCTGTTGGGCCTTGGATGCGGCTGTCACGGCGCTATTCGCGGTAGCCTTGACCGACTCGACATTCGCCGTGATTGATTCCGCGGTCTGAGTCAGAGAACTCTTGGTCGCATAGGTCTCGGGAATATCGATCTTCAGCTTATCGACATCGCCCTGAGCCTTGTTCGCACTGGATTGCGCGGCATCGGCTGCGTTCTTCGCTGTGGTCGCATTGCTTACTGCGGTATTTGCCGTTGATTGGGCCTTACCGGCTGCAGTGTTCGCTGCCGTTGCGGATGCCTGTGCGTTATTCGCGGAAGTCTGTGCCTTGGATGCATCCGCCAATGCCTTGGTGACATCAGTATCCTGATTCAGCTCCCACGTGTAGGCCTTGCCGTCGTCGGAGCCGAACCGGTATGCCTTACCGGTGGCCTTGTCATAATAAAGGTCGCCGGAATGCTTCTTCCTCTTCGCGTCGGTGGTCCAGTCAGAAGCCGGCTTGTTCGTCAGTGTCGGGACACCGGTTCCCCGCCATGATTCGATTGCATTATCCGCAACGTTCTGGAGAGCAGACAACGCGTCTTTCGTTGCATATGTCTTTGATACGGAAGCCGTGATGGAATCCGAAGTCTGCTTCAGACTCGACTGGGTCGCATAGATCTTATCGGCATCCGCCTTGGTCTGATACTCGGTCCTCAGAGTCGTGCTGATCTGATTGGCCGTCTGCACAGCTGAGGAGGACTGCTTGAGTGAATCGTTTGCGGTCTTGCTTGCTGATTCGGCAGTGGTCTTTGCGGCGGTTGCGGTCTGGGTCGCAGTGGTGCTCTGGGTAAGAGCGGTCTGCGAATCCTTGTATGCGGATGTGGCGGTAGTCGATGCCTCGGTGGCAGTCTGTTTGGCCTCCGTGGAGACATTCAGGGCGCTGTCGGACTTGGTGACGGCATTGGAGACCTTCGTTGTAAGGGTTCCGAGTTCCGTGGTGTGCTGTTCGATGACCGCATTAGCGGAATCGAGATCCGATGCGACGTTCTCGGCCTTGGACTGGGCTTCGGCCGCGGCCTGTTTCGCTGCGATGGCCTTCGCATCGACGGCCTGGATGGATTTGTCCAGATCGGCGGTGGATGCATTGGCTTTGTCAGCCGCCTTCTGGGCCGCGTCTGCTGCGGACTGAGCTTTGTTGGCGGATGATTGGGCGGCCTTGACGGTGGAGTCCATCTCGGACTTCGCATCCTGGACCTGCCGGGTCAGATCGGTTCGGACCTTGTCGGCCTTGGCGTCGGCCGCCTGTGCCTGCTTGCGCGCGTCGTCGATGCCCGCCTGCGCGTCCCGGCGGATCTGTTCGCCCTGCTTGATCGCCTCATCCGCCTTCGCGGCGGCGTCATCGGCGGACTGCTGCGCGTCCTGCGCGGCCTTGTCGATTCCGCTCGTGTCCACCAACGGCAACTGGTTGCCGTCCCGGTCGATGCGGTTCGCGCCGTCCTGCGCGCCATCGCCGATGATGACGTCCGTGTCACCGCCTGTAGGGATGCGCACGGTGCCGACCTTGTGCGTCTTCTGAGTCAAGGCCAATCTCATGGCCTTCATCCCAAGGCTCAGGCCGAGGACATTATCATCGGGATTCAATTCGACATGAGAAGTCATGCGTACCTCCGAAAAATTCAGGCCATGGGATCCTCCATGGCGTCGAAAATCAAGCTCACTTTGTCCGATTGGTCGCCGCTCATCTGCATGAGACGGCACTCGTACACGCCGTCCGCGAGACTCGGGAAGCCTTGGATGTCCAACCGCATCGTCTCGCCCGGCCAAAAGCTGCCGAGCGGATGCAATGGCGTGCCGAACACGCTCACGTCATTGGCGTGCAATTCGCCTTTGATCTGCATGAGCGGCGCGTGATTCGCGGCAAGGACGCCGTCTGCATGCTGGCGCAGCAGGTTCGCGTCGGCCGCGTCCGTGTCGCTGTAGGTCATCTCACGGAGCGGGAACGGCTCATGATTGCCGTTGACGAGGCTCAGGTCTTCGGACAGGTGGCAGAGCTGCGCCTTGTCCGTGCCGGAGCCGGACGCGTAGACACGGTGCACGGCGCCCAAGTGGTCGATGGTCATGTTTTCCAAGGTGCCGCCATACGGGCTGCTGGAAAGCTCGAGGATAGTGTCCTGCGCGATGTTCGGATCCGCGTCACTCCCGGCGAGGAAGTCGAAGCGAATCGTATTGCCGGACAGTTTCGGCCGCAATTGCAGGTCGGGCCCGTTTTCCACGTTGGCGATCTTGTCCCACACGTCCGAGCACTTCAGGTTCTGGATATCCCATGAATCGTATTCGCGCTGGTGCGAGCCCTGCTCTCCTCGGTAGTGCCAGTCGATGGGCAGTCCGCCGCCCGGCTTGGCATTGGTGCACAGCCACCCCGCCTCCGCCGCGATGGCGCGCAAGGAGAGATTGTTGAAGTCGATGACGTCGGCGCTGGTGCTGCCATTGGCAGTGCCGTAGACCCCCTCACGCACCAGATACCGGTCGCCCAAAAGCCCGTAAATGCTCGTCAGGCTGAAGTCGGTGTCGAGTGGCCCGTCCTTGCGTTGTCCGATGAGGCCGCACAATATTGGTGTGCCGATGGCATCCTCCGAATCGAGCGGACTCGTCCAGCAGAGTGCGATACTGCGCCTGTCCGGCGCGAGGAGCCGTGAGCGTTCGCCTGGCGAATTGGCCGGCACCGCGGTCCATGGCACCTTCAGCCCGCTCACCTCGTCCTGTCCAACACCCTTGGATTTCGTGGTGGAAAGCGATGAGTCGGCCACACTGACCGACCAGCTGAAATTCGGCAAGTCGATTGGACACAAGAGCTGTCCGCTGATCGTATCCACGATATACGCGCGCCAAGCCATGAGTGCGCCTCCTTAGCCGACGTTCACGCCACGGTCCCACACTTCCAAGGTGCGGCCGGGATAGTTCTCCTTGCCATCCGAATGGCAGATGAAATAGACGTTTTCGCCCCAAGTGACGCGATGATTTCTTGTGCGCACGGTGTGCCACCCGGCCTGCAATGACACCAGGGCGTTCAGGTGCACCTGCTGCCACGCGCGGGACACTTGGAATTGACCTCCGCCGCCCTGCGCGTCCTTGCCGTCAACCTGGAAGCCCACGTACCAGCAGGCCATCTGGGTGGCGTCCTCGGTGGGCTTCTTCGGATTGTCGTGGCGGCAGGCGGCCGCCGTGGCCGTGTACCTGAGCTCCACCAGCCTGTCGGTCGGCAGATAAAAGTTGGTGTCCTGCTCGAAATAGTCCTTCCCACCGTCGCCCATGTTTGCGGGACCCTCGTAGTTTCGGACGTTACGCGCAATGAGACCCTTGCTCGCGCCGTAGGGCATGGCGTAGCGTTCCGCTCCATCCGTACTGCACGATTTGGTTTGTGTCATGCCGGCGGGCACGAGCATGGCCGCCAAACGCACCACATCGGACGGCACCCGGTCGAGCGGCACGTCTGGGTCAGCGGCCGGCGTGCCCTGAGTGACGCCAAGCACCACCTGATTGTCCGCGTCTCCCTTGTCGAGGTCGTGGGCGCGGAGCCAAATCACGTCGTATCGGCTCAATCCGGCGTTACCGGCGGCGACTGCGGGAGTGGCGCCGCCCGGCCAATAAGCGAGCACCGCCTCGCCCTTCTGGCCGTCAGGCTGAATCAATGCGGTACCGGCGCTCACCGTGTAGGTGAGCCCTGTGCCTCCGGTCACGGTAAGCCCCTGAATGATGCCGTCACTGGCCCACTGGGCGCTGATGATATGCCGATGCACCTGAGGGCTGACGCCCTGCGATTTCGCGTCGGGACGAATGCCTAAAGCCGTGGTCATAAGTGTTGCACCTCCGAATCGGAAAAACGTTTAAATGTAGGTGTCATGGCTTGAGCAGCTGACCCACCCGCTGCCTGCGGTGGCGAGATTGACCGTCAGACTCTTGCCGGCCGGTATCGTCATCCACCCGCGCTGTGATAATCCGCTAGTCACGTCCACGCCGCCCATGGTGGCGGTGCGGGAGCGGGTGTCCAGCAATACTGGTGTGCCAGTGTGGATGGCGCGCGAATAGGCGATGGTGGAATTACGCCCGTCGCACGCCAAGCGGAGCGTGCAGCCATCAGGCCACTCTCCGCACAAGGTGTAGGTCGGATATGCGCGGCTAGTGCCCTGATTCGGCAAGCGCATCACCGTCGCGCCATCCGACGCCACGCCATACTGCAGCGGATATGCCAAGCCACCATCAGCCGCGCCGTAGCTCAAGCCGCCCGACTGCACCACCGACGCGCGAGCCTCACCCGAATGCGCCAAAGACGACAGGCGCTCCGGACGCTCGAAAACGATGGTGATGGTCGAATCGGCGATGCTGCCGGACCGATAGTCAGGCTGCTGGGTAAGCACCATATATCCGCCACTGCAGCAGGTATCCTCGGTGCCGTCGACCACGCGCATCCTGACCTGACGGTGCACGAGTTTGCGCACACTGTCGGTCAAGGTGATGAGCTCGTCACGGCTGGAGGCGTTGGCATTCCAATGCAGAGTGACGGCACGGCTGGCGTAGGAGATGTCATCCTCGCTCACATCATGTCCACCGTCGCCCTGCCCTCGCGCCGTCACATTGACTTTCGCGGCGGGAGTCGACCACCAGCCCTCGATGCCGCCTTTCGCGATGCACAGGCAGTCAAGATCGCCCGAACCCTCGAAACGCACCGGCTCCAAGCCGGAGGCCGACAATTCCGCAAAATAAGCCACATCGGCCTCCTTTTATCGCAATTGGTGTCGCGCGGTGCGCACGAGGATGCTCGCATCAGCCCATGGATCCGAGCGTTCGGGGATGTTGACGTTGAGGTTCACGGTCCGATCGCCCTTATCTTTGACGTCAGCGCCGAAGATCTTGACGATCTGCTCTCGCGTCAACACGAGTTCGGGCTGCTTGGTCTCGTTGGCCACGAGGTGCCGTCCGGGTGGCAGGATGCCGCCGCGATCGTACAGGGTCGGTCTATCGTCTCCGACGATGCCGCCGAGCGCGTAGCCGCCCGCACGATTCATTCCGGCCAACGACCCATACCGATGGATCGCGTAATTGCAGCCGGCATAGATGTTGGCGAGCGGGTCGGTGATGCCACGCGAGCGGTACGGCCCCGCATAGGCATTGAATGTGCCAGGAATGGTCTGCATCAGGCCCTGCGACGGCATACCCGCTTTGGCGTTGGAATCCCAGTTGTTGATGGCGTTAGGATTGCCGCCGGACTCCTGATTCATTCGGCGTAGCACGGTGTCGGCCCAGCTTGCTGGCTGGCCCAATTCCTTGAGCACCTGCAGGACTAGGCTCCTCCAGCGTTCCACGCCGCCACCGACCGAACCATGATATTGGCCCGCCTCGGATTTGCTGGTCCACTTGGATGCCAGGTCGGACGCCATCGACTTGACCTTGTCGACAAGAGCCGTAGCGGCACTCACCGGCAGTCTGCCGACCATCTGGCCGAACTGGCCGCCGCTGATTCCCGCCACCTGCGATTTCACAGGCGTGAGAATCTTCGACGTGACCCAATCCACAGGATTCTTCACAAAGGCCTGAGCTGTCTGGGACAAATCCTCGATGAATTTCTTCGCTCCGGACACCGCCTTGCCAATCTTGGAGGCAATGCCACCTTTGGCGAAGCGTTGGACGCCATCAAGACCCATATCCTCACGGACGGCCTGCACGCCATGGTGGCGAGCCAAAGCGTTCCAGCGGTAGACGTTCTCCGCGCCGACGGCCTTAGTCCATTCCGGCACCATCCACGCCTCGCCCGGCGAGGTCATCGCCGGGATCGAATCGACACCGGGAGCGTAACCGGGGTTGATGCCGCCGACGGTGCCGCCGGTTGCGAACTTCACCGTCGGAAGGGAGAGTTTCAGGCCGACGGCGCCGGCCACCGAATCCCATACCTTCTTGATGCCGTTCGTGTACACCGTGTTGACGACGAAGGCCACCGGAGCCCTTGCGGCCTCCTTGACCTGAGCCCAGCTTCGTTTAATCCAATCCTTGGTGGACTGGAAGGTCTGGCCGATGGCATTGACGGCATTGGAGATAGGAATCTTCACGTTGTTGTCGAACCACGTGCCGACCGAGCTGAAGACGCCGGTTATCCGGTCTTTGGCCGTCTGGAAAATCGACTGGAAAGTGCCCGGAATCCCCTGGAAGAAGCCGGTGATGGAACCGGGAATGCCGGCAAACCAGTCACATACCACCTGCCACTTGGATTGCACCCATTGGCCAGCGGAGTCAAAGAAACCGCCGACAGCGGCCGGAATACCCGAGAAGAAACCTCCGATTGAGGATCCAACACCTGAGAACCAGTCGCAGATGCCCTGCCATTTGGCCTCAACCCACTGGCCCGCCGAATCAAACCATCCACCAATCGCCGATGGAATACCGGAGAAGAAGTCGCCGATCTTCTGACCTGTGGTCCCGAACCAGTCCTTGACACCGTTCCAACGGTCCTCGACCCACTGGGCCGCGCCGTCGAACTTCGATTGAATCTTGACCATCAGGTCGCACCAATTGGTGTTGATCCAATCGCCGGCGTCGCCCCATGCCTTCTTGATGCCGGCCAGAGTGTCCTGCTGGGCTTTGACCTGCGCTGCCGTATTGTCAGCCTGTGCCTGCCCTGCCTCGGAGAACGCGCCTTTGATGCCGTTCCAAGCCTTGACTCCGGCATCGCGTTGGCCGGAGCTCATCGAAGCTTGCGCGGAACCGGTATTACCTGCGAACCCCTGCTCGTCGGCTTTCTTTCGAAGGCTTCCGAGTTTGTTCATTCCGGTTTTCGCGGCACCCACGGCCATTGATGGCCAGTTCAGCGGATTCAGGTTGTGTTCCCATGTGGAGTTCTTGATTCCGAGGAACTTGTTGTTTTCCTGTGCGGCCTTGTACCGTTTCTGGTAGTCGGCGTATGACTTGTCGCCCTCGCTGAAACCGGGAATTTTGTTCAGTTGACTCCATGCCCACTTAGGAGTGCCTTTTTCGACGTTCTTCGCAGCTGAAAGCATTGCGGTTCCACCGGCTGCGATTCCAACCTTGCCGACGGTAAGCTTTGACAGCCATTTCGGAGCCTTCAGCCCGCCGAGGAACTTGCCGAACGATTTCAGCGCGTTGCCAGCGGTCTTGATGCCTTCTCCGGCGATGCCGAAGCCTTTGCCGATATCCTTGGCGACACCGAAGATGTTCTTCAGTATCTTGAATCCTTTACTACCTAACCACAGGTAGATGGCCGTATCGAAGATGGTGCCCTGCTGGTCAGCGGACAGACCGTTCCACGCCTTCTCGATTGATGCGAGCAGGTCGAGCAGTGGCTTCAGACCAGCAAGCGCCACATTGGCGGCTTTCAAGGCCTTGTTCAAGTTCGACTTGTCGCCATCCGCCGGGGTGTTGAAAAATTCACCCAATCCGGGAAGGTTCTTCAGCACCTCGCTGGCGGAGTCGCGAATACCGAGGAGGCTGTCTTTGAAGTCGATGAGTGTCTGGCGGTCTGCGTTCTCGAAGGCACGGTTGAACTCGTACGAGAATTCACCGGTCTTGATGAAATCGGTGAGACCTTTATACCCCCACCGAATCCGCTGGTAAGCGTCTTCGATGCCCGCATACGACTTCTTGTCGATGTGGAAAGATTCAGCCAATTTTTCGTTGACTTTGCCGGTCTCGACGAATTCCAATGATCCGGAGACCGCCTTGGCCACAGCCGAGCCGACATCTCCGAATTTCGCCGTAAAGCTGTTAATGACGCCGCTGATGCGGTCGACACCGAACGCCTCGATAATCTTCTCGATGGCCTTCTGGACGCGGTTTTTCGCGTTCTCCATCGCAGTGCCGATGCCCTGTGTGGCGTCTTTCGCCTGCGTCGTGAAGCTGGCGTACTGTCCGTAGCCGTCCTTATTGAGCTTGACGAGCGCCTTATTGAAGTCCTCGAAGGTGACCTTGCCACCCTTCATCGCCTCATATAGGTCGTTCTGCTTCGCGTTTGCGCCAAGGATGCTCTTGGCCAATTGGTTCATCTGGCCAGGCATTGCATTGACGACACTTCGCCATGCGGCGGCATCGACCTTGTTCGCGCTCAACATCTGGTTGTACTGTTCGATGGCGTTGGCCTGCAGCACTGTGTCTTTGCCGCCGGCCAGGACGGCATTGTTGAACGCCAATGCGATGCTGGTGGCCTCGTCCAGATTCTTGGTCAACGGAGCAAGCTGCTGGACCATGCCGATCATGCTTGATGTGGTGGTCGGCAGGCCGCCGATGCTGGCGCTGATGCGTTTGATGGCTGCGGCAGCGTCATTCGAGTCGTACCCCAAATTCTTCATGACTTTGGGGAAATTGTTCATCGTGTCGGCGCGTTTAATGGCGCCTTCCACATTGCTGGTGATGATGTTTGAGACTTTGCTGAATGCCGACTGCGCGAACCCGCTGATGGCTCCGAACTTCGCGGCTCCCCACGCGGTGAAGAAGCGTTCGGAATCTCCGACTCCCCTTGCGGCAGTGGTGGTGACGCTTGATTGCATGCTACGGAAGGAATTGATGGCATTGCGCGCCGATGCCGCGGCGGACGCGAAAAATCCCGACTGCTTGGAAGTGCTCGCGTTCAGATTCGTCTGAGCGTCGTGGAGCTGCGTCTGAGTCTCTTTCAGGCCCTTGCTGGCGGCTTTGAGTTGTTCCTCGGCCGATGTGACGGCTTCGGTCTTCTGCCTCGCCTTGCTCCTTGCGTCGTTGAGTCGTGCTTGGGCGTTGATGGCCTGTGAGGAGGATTGTCCGCTTTTGACGATGGTTTCCTGCAGTTTGACTTCGGCGGCCTGTACGCGCAGGTCGGCGCTTTTCTGCTCGTCGCGCGCTTTTGCGATCTGCGACGTGCACTGGCTGACCGCCTGCGCGGCCTTCTTCTCAGCCTGCTGCAGGCTCTTGACCTGCTCTGACAGCACGTCACGGCCAGCGGCCTGATTCATGGCGTCGGAGAATTTCTTGCCGGCATTCCGTCCTGCGGAGGTGGCCGCGGCCGTCACACCGCTGTTGAGCTTCGTGCCGAAAGCGCTCAGATTCGGGAGCACATCGATCCATGCGGCTGTGCCGGCCATGAGACCACCTCACTGTTCAGTTTTTCGATTGATCGCCCGTGACAAGCGCCATGAGCTCGCTCCGCTCCTGCGCGTGTAAGGCCTTGCTGTCGACAGACGACTGTTCGCGTTTGGACTCAGCCACCACGACAGCCGGAGGCTTGGTGCGAGGCCTGATGTCATCCTCTTCAAGGGGATGCTCCACAAATGGAGCGCACTGGGTGATGGTTAGCTGGATGTCACGGAGCATGTCGCCCAAATCGTGCAACAGCCATTCCGACTCACTCCAGCCATCACCAGCCAAAGCACGAAAGAAGACGTTGTCCGGCGGCATGTGGATTATCAGCGCATGCAATGCGCGGAGACTGATCTTGCGTTGCCAGAACTCTTGGATGGGGTCACGCGGCGCGTAGACCGCGCATAACGCGGCCTCCAATTCCTCCGCGTGACCATCGCCGTCAAGGAGCTCTAAAGCGTTGTAGGGTTTCCCTCGCTGTCCGTCTCATGCACTTCATCGGCCGCGTCGTCGAGCAGGAGGAAAAGCAGGCTGATCTGTCCGCCGGCCTCGATGAAATCATCCCACTGGGCGCCGAGCAGCGCTTTCGCCAAGTCGAACTGGTCGTCGGACTCCTGCGCCTTCGCGAATGCCTTCTTCTCCTCATTCGACTGGAAAATTGGAGCGTGGATGCGGAATTCCTTCGCATCCGGCTCGTCGTCGATGGTGAACTCGATCCACTCCCGAATCTTCGGGTGGGATTCAAGATACTTCGCCTTCACGGCCTTGAGGCTGCGGACCTTACGCTTCTTGTTGTCGGTCATTGTTCAATCCTTTCAAAAAAATCAGTGTTCCTTTCGGCGAGAGAAGAAGGGAAAATCCCGCACCGGTGAAAGGAATCAAAAGCCCGGTGCGGGAAGAATCAATGTCAGTCGGCGACCGGCTGTGACTCGGAGGACGCTGCCTGATCGGACACCGGCTGCGACTGGGAGACATCAGCATGAGGCGCGGCACCGGCCTTGGCGATCTTCTCGCCCTCGTAGAACACCTTGCCGGTCTTCGGATCCTGGAAGAAGGTGAAGGTCTGGTCCTCACCCTCGGCGTCGGAGCGGTTCTTGGTGTTGTCGCCCTGATTGGTGACCTTGACGCGATAACCGGCCTCGATGCGGTAATGTGCCGCGTCGCCCACACCGTCCTGACCGATCCAGATCAGGCGGTAGTACGGGAATTCCGTGGTTGTTTCATCGGTGAATTCGAAGCCCTCATCCTTGTTTTCCGGCCACTGGGAGACGGGCAGGCCGTGGGCCAAGGCCTTGACCCATGCGTTCATTTCCAGGAAGGTGAGCTGCAGGGTGCGGGTACGTCCGGTGATGTCGGAACGCACCGGCTCCAGATCCTGCACCGCACTGGTGTCGGCGGACTCGATGCCGCGACTCATCTTCGCGCCATCAGTGCTGATGTAGCCCATCACCTTGAAACCCTCGGGCAGCTGATTCGGTTTGTTGGTTGCGGTGTCGAAGAAAGGATCCGGCATCGCGGTCGAATAGTCGGCGATAGCGAGCAGCTGAGTGCCCCACTTTCGCACGTTTCCGTTATTGTCATTGAGAATGCTGGGCACATCGGTGATGGCAGCCATCATTTCCTCCTTAATTGAAAAATCATTGTGGTCTGGTGTTGAGCGTGATCGTCGCCGTGCAACGGCGCACGTCAGGCATTGAATGACTCACTTCGGAAAATGAGGTGAGCGTTGAGGAGTCGACGTAGCCATATCGGTTTCCATCGCCCTGCAGCTGAGAGAGAGCGGTTTCGACCTTTCTTATGGTCGCGTCCATGGAAGTCCAATCAGCGGCGAAGATGTCGATGTCGACGGCTCTGCCGCGCGTGAATCCATCGGCGGTCGTGCCACCCGGCGCCGGAGAGACGATGACGGCCGGAAGGTTTGCACGCAGATTCTCCGGCACTTCCGCCGAAGCCTTGATCCCCGCCTTGTCTTGCAGCCATTGGATGATGATCGGCATCGGTTGCGGCCATGAGCCGCGAAGCGGAATCGCCATAATCAGCCACCCGCCTCGGCTATGGCGCGGCGAAGGTATCCCTTCTTCGGATAGATCCGTCCGTCGCCGTATTCCTTGGCGTCCGCATGCTCGTCACCGATGATGACTCGGGCATATGGTCTGCGCAGATGCGTCGGCGATTTCGTTCCAGGACGTCGTCCCTGCATGACGCGCACCGATTCGGCATAATGACGGTCGCCTTCCTTGAGGGCGATGCGCTTCACGATCGGAGCGATGCGTCTGGCCTTCGCGTTCAGAGCGGATTGGACTGTTGGGTTGGACAGGACATTGCGTTCCATCCATTCCTTGTCGACTTTGAATCCCTTCATGGTCACCTCCCGTCATCGCGGCAGACGTTGACCTGCATGTTCCAGGAAGTTGGTGTCAATCCGCCATCGAGCGCGACAGGATCGCCAATCACTCGATATTCGATTCCCCTGACGATCACCTTGCAATCCCGGAGCGTTCCTTGATAGGAGCGTGGGAAGTAGAGCGACATGGAGACGAGCAATCCTTCCGGATTGACGCTTGTGGCGACATTGTCCTGTGTCGGCGAGCCGACCAGCACGTTGCCTACCGATTCCTCGGACCATTTGCGGATTGGAGTGTTGTAGGCATCCATTCCGGCGATGCTTGGACGGAGCACCTTGACGGTTTCACCGTGGATCATGGTGCCACCACCTTTCCGGTGCTCATGTCGAGGGCTCCCGCGAGGAGGCGTCGCCTTCCGCCAAGCTCCTTCTCCTCGCTCGGCCACAATCGGAGGTCGCCGGTGGGGTTCTGGAAGCTGTAGGTGGCTTGGAATGGTCCGGCGGTCTCGCTCATGCTGCTGGCTCCTGATGGTGCGCCATTGGAATCGGCTTCCATTGCGCGCCTAACGGCAGCGCAGCAAATGCGCTCACGGGTGAGGTTGCTGACCTTGTCCCATCTGCGATAGGAGCGGATCAGGTCGGACGCATACGCGATGAGTTTCTTCGCGCGCGTCTTCTCCTCGTCCGTGAGCGCATGCCATGAGGCTTCAAGATCGTCGACACTCGCGAAATCATCTGTGTCGGCCATCATCTGGCCTCTCAGTCGGTCACGGTGACCTTGACGGATGCCTTCTTGGAGCCGTCGGAAGTGGTTGCGGTGACGGTGGCGTTGCCAGCCTTCACGCCGGTCACGACACCGACGCTCTTGTCGGCATCAGCCTTGACGGTGGCGATGGAATCGTCGGACGGTTCCACAGTCCACGCGACATCCTTATTGGATGCGCCGTCGGGCACAACGATGGCCTTCACCGTATTGGTGCCCTTGGTCTTGACGCCCATGGTCTTCTTATCAAGGCTCACGCCGGCGACCTTCACGGTGTTGGATGCGGAGCCACCGGCGACGGTCAGGAGCGCGTGGGCCTTCTGGTCGCCGTACTGCAAGCCGATCTCGCCGTACAGCTGCACCTTGTCGCTTGCGCCGGTCTTGGCGAGCGGCTCGGCGAAGAAATGACCCTTGCCGGGGATTTCGAGGAAGCGCGGGGCGAGCTGTTCGAGGGACAGGACGAGCAGCTGGTCCTTCGGCATGTACGGGTCGAGCATGATGTTGAAGAGGCCGAAGTCGGTCTCGATGGTCTGCAGGTTCACGCCGCCGACGTTGCGGGTCTGCTCCTGATACTTCGCGTCGGTGACGAAGCAGCGGGTCAGTGCGCGCTTGAGAGTGGAGTTGACCACGATGGTGCGCGTCTCGGATTCGCGGATGCCGCCATTGTCCCAGGCCATCTGCGCGAGGTCGAGCACGTCGTCCGCTGTCAGCTGGGCGGCGGTGTGCTCGGTGCTCATCACGTTGGTGGTGATGGCTTCGAGGAGGCCGCGGGTGCTCCGCGCGCTCTGGTTGTCGGTCGGATTGTTGTAATGGCCGGAGATGAAGGAGGCTTCCACGTCGCGTGCGATCTGCTTGAGTTGCTGCTGGATCTGCCAGCTCAGCTCGTCAGCGGGGATGGCGGTGCCGCCGACCTGTACTACCGGCATGTTGTCGGTGTTGCGCTGTCCGGTCGCACCCTGCCGCGTGTAGGAGACCTCGACGGCCTCCTGGTGGATCTCGACCACGTTGTTGGCGTGGAAGCGGGTGCGTTCCTCGCCCTTCGGCGCGTCGGCGCCCTCGAGGCGCTGGCGGTTGGCGTCTGGGTCGCGCAGGTCGTAGCCCTGCCATTCGAAAAGAGTGGACGTGGTGTCGATGCCGCCGGTGAGTCCGCCGATGGCGGAGAGTAGCGGCGTGTCCTCGCGGCTTGCGGCGAAAAGCTCGCCGACGTAATTGGGCAGATTGTAGGTGTTGCCCTGTCCTGTGATTCCAGGCATGATGTCTTCCTTCCAGATTGGTGGTTACTGGCGCTTCGTGCCGAGCATGATGCTTTTGAGCGTCATGGAGGTCTGATAGTCGCCTTTCTTTTCGGCGGCTGCGATCTGCTCCCTGATGCTCATGCTTCCCTGCCCGCCCGGCTGGTTTCCCTCGCCGTCGAGCGGATGCCTGCCATTGCCGGATGCCGGCGGCTTCCCCTGTGTGCTGACGAGCTTGGCGACCTTCTCAGCTGTCTTGTCGATGCTTTCCTCGTCATCGCCGGTCACGAGGTCGGCGAATTCGGCGGGGATGCCGTGCTTGAGGCAGGCGTTGGCGACAAGGCCGGCGTGCTTCTGCTCCGCCAGCTGTGATTCGAGCTTGCGGTTGGCTTCGGTGGCCTTCTGCAGTTCGCTCTTGTTCGCTTCCTCCTGCTCATCGAATTTCGCGGCCTTGGCTTTCAAATCGTCGTAATCGGCATACTTGGCCTGTTCGCGGCGCAGACGGTCCTCGACGATGCGGTTGACATCGCTCTGGGAGAAGGTCTTCTCTCCTGCCGGCGGCTCGCCACCCTGCTGCTGTCCGTCACCGCCGGGTTCGGCCGGTGGCGCGACCATCATGATGTGACGAAGACGCATGATGAGGGATTTCGGCATGATGAAACGCTCCTTGTGTTTTCTCCGAATGTTTGAGGCCATCGTGGCCTTTTGACCAGGCATGACGGAGCCAGTGACCGCCCAAAAAATGGGATAGTGGCAGGTGCGGGACTCGAACCCGCGTTGTTTCAATGTCGTGGATTTACAGGCCACTGCCGTCGCCACTGGGCCAACCTGCCAAGAATGTGCTAAAATATATGAAGACCGGGGGTCCTCTGCGGCGTTGAAATAAAACGCAATGAGCGGAGGCGTGCTCCCGGTTGTTTCATTTCAATTTGATTTCCAATAAACCTTCACCGTCGAGAATGAAAAGTCTGCGGATTTTCCACTCACGATCGTTGTACTTCTCTAACTGGTGAACAAGCTTGTCTTTACGTTTCGATTGGCCAAGATCTATCACGAAACAGTCCTTGACGACATCGTGATTCTCTTTAGCGCTTCGAACGGCTTTGGTGATACGATCGGCGATTTTGCCAAAATCAGCTTTTGCCAAGGACTTCAATTCGCAAAGCTCGTTTGTTTCGATCCAACGGAAATCATTTGTCGCTGTCCTTTTTTCTATGTCTCTTGGTATCCATTCGACATGGTTCCCAAGATTCTGGAATCGTTCAAGGAACACGATTTCCTGCGGATATAACATATCGGTGGAGTGCGGAACTCCAACCTTTTCCTGACGCATGTACCATTCGCGATCGGTGACGCCAGCGAGTCCTCGCATTGAAAGCAGTCGTTCCTCGTTCTGCGCATGAGGCTGCTTCCAACCATCAGGGATGGCGGTTCCCAGACGGATTCCATCCGCGTATTTGCCCTTATGCTGTCGCATCGCGCGAAGGATATCGTCCACCGAATCGCTTCCAGCCTCATCCCTCGCTTTGAGATAGTCGTCGTACAATTCGTCGGGACGATAGCCCTCCACACGCGGTTTTTCATCCCATGATGGGACAATCTCGCAGTCGCATGCCGCATGGTACTTGTTGAACAAGCCTCCGGCCTTTTCGGCGCTTGCATAGACGAAGCCGCGTCCGGCGAGCATGGCACAGAACGCGCAGGTATGAAGTCCGGAAGGAACGCGTGCGAACCGGGGCCCATACTTGTCAAGCTTGGCTGCCGACCTGACGGTACTGCGACCGCCGTTACGCACTCCGACCGCGATAAGCCGATTCAGGTACGAGAGATAGGCGTTCGGATCATATCGCTCGTTGCCTTTGAACAGCATGCTTGCCTTCGCCCGAATCATGTCGGTCAAATCGTCATGTATAGGGTCGGCGAGTATCGGCTCGTATTTGTCGTCGAACCATTTCGACCGCATTTGCTTGTACCAGTCGGCTGCTGCGGTCGAACTGATGCTCCCATATTTGTCAATGATGGCGGGAACGAGTTCCAGCAGCATGTCACGCTGCTGTGCCGGTTCCATTCCCTGCAGCTGTTGCCACGCTTGGCCCATCTCCCGTTGTGCGAGGCTCACCGCCGTCTTCTGCGATTTGGTCAGAAGATTGATTTCCTTGCGGCTCGGAGTCCGGTTTGTCATTCCCGCCTCCGTTCATCCCGGCGAGCGCGTTCAATGCGCTTTTCGCTTCGGCTCGGCGCTTTTCCGATAGGAGTCTGGTGATTTGCTCGTCAGTGAAGCCGACTTCCTCCAATGCGACGGTCGTGTCGGCAAGCCAAGGGAAGGCCCCCACGAGTTTGACCATCGCGTCTCCGGCGTCGATGACGCTCGGCAGCGACGGATTGCGCCATCGTGCGGTGATGCCCGCCATCTCGTCGGTCACTTCGGTCGTACGGTCGCGAAGCATGATGATGTCCTGCGCGATACGACGAAGCGAAGCACCATACACGCGGTTCGCTGCCGAGCAGTCGATGACCAGATCCTTCTCCGCAGCATGCATCGCCTCTGCGCTCGATGGATTGTCCTGGATGATGCCGAGCGAGCTGACCGGCACATTCGTCTCCCCGGCGAATCTGCAGGCAAGCTCTCGCATCTGGTCGATATGCGGCTGCACGGACTGCTGGGTGATCTGCTCAAGCTTCGGCACGTCGCCATCCTCGTCCTTACCAATCATGTTCAATCGTCCGATGACGAATTCCCAGACTGGAATCGGATTGCCATCATCGTCCTTGAATGAATCGGGGTCGGCGCCGAGTAGGAGCCATTGCGGTGCCGAGTAGAATTCGGCGCTGACCTCGCTGCGCAGGACGGTGCGCACCGCGTCATCGGTGATGCTCATGACCGCGCGGTTGATGATCGACCTGCCGAAAGGCCTGTCGATGGTCGGCCTATAAGACAGCACCTCCACAGGCACACGGCCAAGACCATGCGTCCACACATCGTCCACGTACCATTCACGCCCAAGCTGGCAGGTGATGACTTGGAAAGGCGTCCATAGGCGGAATCGCGTAGGACGCGCGTAATCGTCGATGTCATCGATGGTGATCGCCGCCTTGAGACTGCGCGTACGAAAATTCCACAGGGCGCTCGACCATTGCGCGCTGTGCGGAATGGTGAGCACAGGCGGTTCCCCAGCCGACTCGTCGCCCTCCGACACGGCCATGAAGACGCACGAGTGGATCATGCTGCTGCTGATCGCCATCGGCAGCTCGATGTCCCAGCGGTTAGCGGAGAGAATTGGATTCAGGTCGAAGGAATCGTCGCTGCTGTTCGGACTGACAAAGCCATCGAACATGCAGCGCTCGGCGTGTGCATTGACTGCTTTCGCTGGCCAGCCGACCACCTCCTCGAGATTCCGCATGCTCGGGGGGATGGAGAAGCCGATGTCGCGGAGCCGATGTTTTCCATCCGCATACCGGGAGCGCAATGAATTGCGCGCGCGCTTGCGGTTCCACACAGTGACGAGATTCGATAAAGTGTCGTGCAACGCCGGGTCAAGCCCTTTGATATCGGTCGGTGGATTGAAGATGATGCCGAGGTCGCTGAAATCGGTGACCGGAGCGAGCAGCGATGTCATGCGAGCCTCCTTAATCGTTGTTTCCTGCCTGGCTTGCGTTTCGCGGTGAATGCCCCGTGCAATGCCAGAGTCGTGGCCTGCAGTGGACTTATTTCCACGTCGGAGCCTTTCTTGTTCCATGCGACCGCTCCGTTGAAGCCGATGTCGCGCAATGTGACGCCCTTCACGGCGGCAGCCAGCTGTGGCTGATCCATATCACTCAGATGTGTAAGGGACTTGTCTCGAATCATGTCGAGCACGCGGCCTGTAGCCTGTCCTAATTGGCGTGTGTCGGTGACTGTCACACGCACATGCCGTTTCTGCAGGTCGGGCACGATGCTCATGGCCGGCGATTGCGCGTCGATGACTACGGCCGCGGTCTTGTGCCAGCGTTCCGCCAGCCAGTCAACAGCCCATTGGACTCCGTCGGTTCGAGTGGAACGGTATTCCTGTAGGGAGATGAACGCAGTGCCATCGTCGTGCTTGAACGCGAGTCCGATGGCCAATGCACTTCTATCCGGTGGCATGTCCACGCCGAACGAGAGCAGGCCATCCGTTTGTGGGTTGGCCACCTCGGTAGCGTGCCATGCATCCTCACCAATGACCTCGGTGGCTGTCTGTTCGTCCCAGATGCCGAGCGCTTCACGTCGGAACGAGTCTTCTGCAAGGAGGTTGCGCATGCGCAGGATTGCTTCCTCGCTGGTGCGTTTTGGATATGACGGATTCGCTTTCGCCCACGCGGTCCTGTCATCCAGGTCGCAATCGCGGTCTGCACCGAGCTCGACGTAAAGCATGTCATCCGACTTGCCAGACAACGCGGTCGAACGTTTCTCCTCGAAGGCCTCGCATTGATCGCCCGGCTTCGGTGGATTGCCCATGAACACAATCAGCGGATTCGGACTTGTGTTCACGATTGGAATCAGGTTGTCCAACGCCTTGATGGTAAGAATCTGAGCCTCGTCGAACACTTCGATGTCGGCGGAGTGCAGACCTCGGCCGAAACCGTTCTCTCGAGCGCCGAACATGATGCGGCTTCCATTGGTGAAACGGATCTCCTGCTGCCCGTTTGCGCGGCGCACGGACTGCACGTATTTGGAAAGCTTCGGATTGCGGGTCAGGTCGCACATATCGGCGAACGTCTCATCGGAGGTGCGCGTATGGTGCGCGGTCCAGATGACCAGAGTCCCTGCGCGTCCGGCGCACAGGATGAATATCGCGGTTCCGACGGTGAACGTCTTGCCGATCTGTCTGCAGCTGGACAGGACCGCTCCTCCGGATCCGCATGCGTACTTGCCGTCGGAGCGTTTTGCGAACAGAAGGTAGAGAAAGCCTTTCTGCCAGAGGTCGTAATGGATTCCGGCCTTGACCGCCGCACCGTTGATAAGTTTGAAGTCGCTTGACGTGACGTCTTCCGGCTGCACGAGCCGTTGGGCGATTTCAGACAATCGACGCTCCGACATCCTCCGCCACCTCCGTCACGTCGTCGTTCACGTCGAACAGGCTGCCGGATTCCTCGGCTATACGCATCCGTTCGTCGAATTCGGCGAGCTTGCTGCTGATCGCCGGCAGCGCGCTGGCCGGAGTCGATGAATCATGAAGCGCTTCGCGCAGCCTGCCGACGATTTCACGAAGTGTGTCCTCATGGGATCCATCCATCATGCGTTCGAAACTGTGACGGTCGATGTCTGCCGGATGTTCCCGTTCCGCAGTCGCTGACGTCTTTGCCTTTCGTTTTGTTCTTGGTTTTGCTGGTTTCGGCAAGGACTCGCCATCGTTCTTCCTTGCCCGGTACGCTTTCGCCCGGCATGCGCCAGAACAGTATTTAGCCGGTTTCCCGCGCCCTGACGGCCTGAATTCCTTTCCGCAAATAAGGCATTTCACGACGCTTCACCTCCCGTCACGTTTTACGAACCGTCACGTTTTAAGCTTCCGGGGAGATATCGGCCCTATGCGGCGGGGGACGTGTTTTCCGGACCGGGAGGGGATACCGCCCCTAGATGTCGATTTTCCGAAACGGCACGCCGGTGGGTGGTTTTGATTGCTGCCCCAGCTGACCGGCCATGAGCCGTCGCACTTCACGTTGTGCCCACTCGAGTGTATGCGTGCCTTTGACGGTGTTGCACCATCGATGTGTCGGTTCGGTGTTTGTCCAGGAATATGGATTTCCACCTCTTGCGATTGGGATGATCTCATCCACGACGAAGCTCCGAGGATCTGGATATTTGAGTCGCAGGTCGATTGGCTTTCCGCAGATTCCGCAGGTTCTTCCGCTTTTGACCGCTGCTTTGTGTCTGGAAACGAGCTGATTCCGTCGCGATCCGTTTTGTCTGCGAACGTTTGGCTTATATGATGTCATTCGTCATCGATTCGATATCAGTCTGTGACTTCGATTCCGAGACATTGGAGCGCTGAGAGGAAGTCCTCCTCGTAGATTCGCAGGCCCCACGCTTCCAAGGCATCCCCCCTGCTGATTTGCATGCCCGCCTGTTCTCCTTGGTCGGCAATGCGTGTGAGCTGGTGTGCGATATCTTGGAGTGCTTCTTCCATCGTCGCTCCTTTGCTGAGAGGTTATTGGTGCCTCCGGCGGGATTTGAACCCGCGTCCACACGCGGCCACAAGGAAGAGAATCCAATAAAGACTCGCGGCCGGGAAGATCTACCACTGATTCCTACGAAGGCATACCGGCAGGCGGATTTGAGCATCACCACATCACGGAAGCACGGGATTGGCTTGCCTGCCGCTGTTGGTGTATGCCCACTCTGACGTGGGTGGGCGGAGCGTGTCCGATATGCCGTTCGGACAGGACGGTGTTACGTAGCCCAAGGAGTTAGGAGAATCCAAGGTGGATATGAAAAGGGTTCAAACCAAGTCACCTCGATTTGAACCCTCTAATCCACTGACAATTATGCCTTGCACTTCGAGAAACGTCAAATCGAGTCGCGTCGGGAAAGCTGCCCGTGCACGTCGGCGAGACGGTAGATCGGCTGTCCCTTCCCGTTCTTGCCGGCTGGTTGAATCCTGCCGCGACTGCGCCACGAGTAGATCGTGTTCACGCCGCATTGGAACCCGCATTCGCGCAGGAGTTCGGCGCATTCCACTGCCGTGAACGCTTTGCCGGATGCGATGCACTCCTTCAGGAAGCCGAGCCGCACGTCCACCACACGGTAAGTGCCGCCGCATACGGGGCAGGTGACCTCGACCGCGTCGATGGGCGCCGACAGTTCGACACCGCACAATGGGTTCGGGCATCTGCCGATGCCGTGCTTGGAAGGCGGCACGTCGATGATGGACAAGGTCTTGCGCGCCAATGATTGCCAGTCGTGCCAGATGATGTCGATGTCCGGAAGCCGGTTCAACCGTGGACATGCGGCGCAGACGCTCAAACATTCCAGCAGGGACGGGTGGATCCGGCCGTTCGCCCATGGCATCGCCGATGGCGCGTACAGTCTGCGCCACAATGCGACCGCCATGTCCCCGACCTCCTGCATGTGGTCGAGCACCGGCAATCGGATTGGCGTCGGCGCGGCTGGAAGGTTGACGCGTCCAGGCTGGCGGCCTCCGTAGTGCGCGGTCGAGTCCAGGAACTCATGCAGCGAATCCAACCATGATGGATATTCCCGCAGCCAGCCGCGCATCAGCCCACCGCATCTCGCGCACATGGTGTCGCCGACAGCGCATCCTCCGCCGCAGACGAGGCACACGCCGGCGAGCGCTGGTGTTGTTTGGCTGGTGTTTGTTGTGGTGTTGGTGGTGGTTGGTTGGGATTCGTTGTTTTGTTCGTTCATTTGTTCGATTCCCTCCGGCGTGATAGTCTGGTTTGTGGTAATGCCAGAGCCCGGCCGGAAGGTCGGGTTCTTTGTTTATTCGGTGACGGAGTCCTGTTCTTCAAGGTCGACGTGTTCGATCTTGGCTCTATGGCGGAGCAGAACGGCGTATTCATCCATGACATCGAGCTGCCTACTCAACAAAGTGATCGGACAGACGAGCTCGAAGTCAAGCGTGCCATCCGCATACCGCTGCAGCATGCCCCTGAGCCTGCCGGCGCGGACGGTCAGCTCCCGGTACTCGACACGCATGCGGTCCTGGTAGCCGGAGGCCTTGGCGCTCGCGGGTTCCGCTTGGTCGGCGGCGGCGAGCACTTCGATGGCTTGACGCAGGTATCCGTCGCGGATCCATTCGGATGCGGTCCGCCATTCCTCATGGATGATTTCGGTGGAGTCCTTGCGGAGCGCCCATTTGAGCCCGAACAGACGTTCGGCTACGGCTTCGGTGCGCGCGTCGATCGGCGGCAGTGGCGGGTCTAGTGTTTCCTCACTCATTTCGTTTCCTTCCTCTGTTGATTGTGCATGGTCTTCCAGGTCTTGTGTCGCAGCAGCCACACCACCCATTCGGGCAGTTCGGTCCAGATGGTCAGATGTGAGGACGCGGCGTACAGCTTCCACCACCTGCCGCAGATGACGCAATGCTCTATCCTGCGCAGGCTGTCCTCGTATTGCGACGGACCGATGCCGTTGCTTGCGCAAATGAATATCCCGACCGCGCTCCGGCACGCATGCGGCGAGCGCCGTTTGTTGCGACTGATGCTGTTCATCATTCCGCCTCCTTCTCAAGGATGTAGACGATTGTCGGCGGGAATGATGGCTCATAGCATATGTTCGGCTTCACCTCGTACTCGCCTTTGCCGCCGAGTCCCGGCAACACGTCGGTGCGCATCACGCTCCATCCGTCGGAAAGCAGACCGGCGAGCGCTTCCGTATTCTGCAGCTTCAGCGTGTACACGTCTCCGCTTGCCGCGTACATAACCGGCACTACCTTAAATTTCCTGCTCACCGCTCCGTCTCCTTCTGCTCGTCCAACCACTTCTCAAAAAGCCGGTAAATGTCCAGCGGGATGGTTTTGACCGGCTGGAATTTGAGCCGTCGCATGCAGTCGGCGCGCACCTCGGTGAATGTCTTCGCCTGGCCGCCGTAGATGAGGCCCACGGAATAGACAGGACTCGAACACTGCCAGCCACACAAATCACAGATATGCATGTCCTGCGTGACCAATTCGTCACGCTGCGGCAGGAACGGATTCGACCCATCCCTTTCCTCCACGGCATCGGCGAGCGCCTTCCTGATCTCGTCCCTGGCGTAGAGGAAGGCGTTGTGTCGGGTCTGGGCGTAGCCGACGAAGGGGGTATTGCCGTCCCTTGTCGCGGCGCGGACGGCTTCGAGTTCCTGGTCGATGAGTTTGTTGAGCACGCCGATGGCGATGTCTGCTTCACTGTCTTTCATTGTTGTTCCTTTTCCTTGTCGTGTTCCGCCACCCATCTGAGCAGGGCGTTGACGGCGATTTCGCACGCCTGCCGTTCCTCGTCGTCCTCTGGTGCGATACATACGGCGCCGTCCTGGGTGGTGATTTTCATCGTGGTTCCTCGTCCGCTCCGCTGACATGATTCCAGTCGCATGACAGGCCGGCCTGCTTGTAGTCCGAGTAGACGACGCAGTCAACTTTCCTCGTGTCGGTCAGGGTGATGACGCATTCGCTGAATTCGTCGTCCATGTCGGAGCATTGCGAGTCGATTGACCTGACCTCATGCGCTGGCGTTGAAGGCTCCGACGCGCTTCCGCATCCTGCGAGCGCGGTGCAGAGGGTGAGGGTGATGGCGGTAAGTGTGGCGCAGATGGTGTTTCTCATTGTTCGTTCCTTTGATGGTGGCTGGCGTGGTGGTTCCAGAGGCGGATGGCTTTTTTGAGGCTTCTGCCGTCGACGTGGAGGATGCATTTGTGCCGGCAGTTGGGGCAGATGCAGCCGTAGATGGTGTTGACCGGTTTGCGGGTTCGGAGGTTGTAGATGGTGCCAAGGGTCAGGATGAGCGGCCGGGACTTGCGGCATGCCGGGCAGGGTGCGGGTCTGCGCCATTTGCGTGGGTTGGTGGCGATTCTGACGGTGTGCATTTCATTCCTTTCCGTAGATGGCGAGGCTTCGTATGCCGTCGCCCATGCTGTTGGAACATGTGTTCGGATCGTGGGAGATGATGTCTTTCCCGATGCCCTGGAAGCGGAGGCTGGCGGCGCCGTCCGGATGTCGGATGAGTTCGAGCCGGCCGTCGATGATGACGTCCTGGTCGGTTTGGGCGATGCAGCGGCGGCCGATCAGGATGACCGGATCGGCCGACCGCCATTTATGCAGCGGAACGTTGACGCTCACCGCGGCGCCTCGCCTTCGTTTCCGCCTTGGGCGTCCTTTCCGGCCGCGTCGTAGCCTTCGTCGTACACGTCGTCAAGCAGCGTCTGGAACTCGGGAGAGGCGAAGAACGTTCTGATGGCGTCCTTGGCCACGCGTCTCCATGGCTCTTTGTCCTCCATGGGCATCTCGTTCCATGGGCGTGGATGGCGGCGGCCGTTGCTATACCAGCGCAGGTAGATGGCCTCGGCCACCTTGTTCTGCGTCTCCAGACCGATCGGAATGGTCTCCTGGTCTGCCATGATGGCTCCTTTCAGTATGTTTCCGGCGGTTCCGGCGCGGTACGGTCCGCAATGATGTAGGCGGCGAGCGCGACGCATAGGGTGAGGATGATGAGCAGGACATGCATGGCGAGCCATTGGATGGGGATCCAGTGATGGAGGCCGATGCCGATGATCGGCCGGATGATGGCGTGCGGCACGAGCAGCAGCGCGGCGAGGGCGAACAGCGTGGCGAACCAGTCGCCGACGCGGTTGGAGATGCGGTTGATGGTCTGTTTCATTCCGAGGTTCCTTTCATAGTTGGTTTGGTACGGTTCATGGCCTGTTGGCCATCCAGCCGATCAGGATGGCGGCACATAGGAGGATCACTGCTGCGATGTCCATCACCTTGCTGCTTTCGTGGCGACGTATCGGACCGGATGATCGGAGAGGTGGCGGATGATGCGCGCGTATTGGCGGATGTCGCGGTCGAGGCATGTGCCGGTGCGGTGGGCGCTGGCCACAGGCGTCTCCTCTTCCGGCCTCACATCCCAGCCGGCGGCTTCGAGACTGTCGCGGAGGGTGGCCATGTCGATGCGGTGGTAGTGCAGCGGGAGGTTCGGGCAGAGTCGGCCGATGAAGTCGAGGTCGAACTGCGGGTTGCTGCCTGCCGGATGGAGGGTGAACGATTGCGCGAGGCTGTCGACATATTCCTCGAGCGCGTTCGCCGCCGCCTCTTCCGTATATCCGCCGTCGAGAGCGTCTTCGAGCAGTCCGTTGGCGCAGTGCATGCGCCATGCCTTGAAGTTCTCATCGGTGATGGAGACGTTTCGTTCCGCCAATCCGATGACGCGGTGGAAACCGCCGACGCACAGCACGCCTCTCATGTCGGTGCAACGCAGTTCCACCTCGAGGATCCTGTCATGGTCCGGGTCGAGCCCCGTGGTCTCCACGTCCATCCACAGCAGCATGTCAGGCTTGTCAATGGTCATTCCGTTTCCCTCCTGTCGATGTCGAGTGTGGCGACCTCCATGGCTGTCAGACGGGTCGCGGTGCCATCCTGGTTGAGGCGGAGCCATATCCCCTGCCAGTCACGCACAGGGGTGGTACGCGGATCCCTGCCGAGCGGGACTATCAGCCCGAGGCGTTCGGACTCCTTCACATGCTGATGGACCCACCCATGGCAGCCGGTAGTACCCGAACCGCACAACTCGACGATGTTGGCCGGACTGTGCCGCACATCCGGATCCGCCGCGCGGCGCAGCTGCCGATGATGGCCGGAACGTCCAGGCCAGCGAGCCGGATCGTGGATGTTCGCCCCGCAGCGCAGGCAATGCCAGCCCTGGCGTTCCAAAGCGATGCGCTTCGAGTCCTCGAACTCACTCACAACGCGCTCCTTCCTGCATCAGGCCGTTGACCAGCACCAGACACGAAGTGCAGTTCGTTCTTAGTCCGGAGGCCATCGCGGCGATGCCGTTATCGGCCTTGCCGCCGGCGAGCGCCTGGAGTTCGATGTTCGCCGCGGTTTCCGCGGTGTCGGTGATGAGTTGGGCGAGTCTGTTGATCTGTTCCTTGGTCATTCGTCTTCCTCCTCGTCTTCTTCCGTGATGGCGGCAACAAGCTGGTCGAGGTGTTCGGTCTCGTCGTCGGATGGCTCATAGCCGAGGTCTTGGAGGATCAGGTAATAGCCGGGGATGCGGCGGCTGACGTTGTCGTCGCCACTCCAGTCCCAGTCATTTGGGCTGATGAACCATTCGATTCTGGCGGTGAGGATCATGACCGCGTATGTCGGCCAGTCCGGTGAGTCGAGGTGCGTGTGGAGTTCCGCGAGCGCCTGTTCCGGTTTGATGCCGGCGATGGCGGCGAACTGTTCCCGGGCGCATGCGGCGTCGTTCCAGGTGTGTAGGTCTTTGGTGAAGCCGGTCGGGTCCGGGTCAATTGTCTGCAGGAGTCCGAGCCTTGCCGTGGTCTCGATGAGCTTGGCGCGCTTGATGGCATGGAGATGGCCGTGGAGCCATGCCATGCGCTTGTCAGCCGTCGTGGCGGCGTATTCCTCGAGCACGTGCTGTCGGGCGTCGCGTTCGGCCTGTTCGGCGGCTCGCTGGGCTTCCTTTTCGGCTTCGGCGGCCGCATCACGACGATCCCAGAGGTATATCGTCTGCGTCGCTTCATGGACGGAGACCGCGTCTGGATTCTGCTTGCGGAGCTCTTCGATGGTTTCTTCCGGAGTGCCCGCGGCGGGGAAGATGGCGCCGGAGTAATGCCATTCGGAATCCGAGAAGGTCTCTCCGGGATCCTCGATGACGTTGAGACCGGTGGTGCCGGTGGCGAGGAGCGCGAAGACATCGGCGAACCACTGGCTCCGGCGATCTTCCACTTCGATGTTGTGGAGTATGTAGTCGAAGTTCGAGGTCCCCGCGGCGTGCGCGAGGCGTTCCTGACGGTCCGGCTGGCCGTCGTATCGTGCGATGGCCATGAGTTGGCCGATGGTGAGCTGGTCGAAGTCGTCGCGTGTCTTCCTGACGTCCGCCTTGATGCTCGCCGCTTTCGCTCTGTCACGCACATAGTCGGCGCTTCGGCCGAGCCTGTGCGCGACGGCGGCGGTGGTGGCTCCGAGGTCGAGCATGCCCTGGATGGCGTCGGCCTCCTCCAACACGGTGAGCTGTTCGCGCTGGCAGTTTTCGGTGACCATGGCCTCCAACTGCTGCAACGGGTCTAAGTCAAGCACGAAACACGGCACGGCTCCGGTGCCGGCCTGCTTGCATGCGGCGAGACGACGATGGCCGGCGATGACACGATAGCGCTCGCCGTTGGGTACGACGGAGAGCGGCGAGAGCAGGCCGTTGGCTTTGATGCTGGCCGCGAGGTCGGTCACGTCGCCGATCTGCTTTCGTGGATTGTCCGGGTGGGGGTCGATGAGGCTGGTGTTGATGAGCTTGATTTCGTTGCTTTGGTAGTTGCTCATTGCTTCTCCTTGCTGGTTTCTTGTCGGTTGTTGAGTTCGTCTGCGCATGCCTGGCATGCCTGCCACCATTCGCTTGGGTGTCCTTCGCGGAGGCTGCCGGTGTGGTCGTATTCGTCCTCATGCGGATCCATGAGCTGGTGGACGTGTTCGCAGTTCCAGGTGTGCTTGTGGCTTGGCGGCGGCGAGATTGGCTCGGGTGCCCAGGTTTCCCATTGGTCGCGGAGCCATGTGTTGAGCCGTGGGATGTGGCCACTGCGGATTTGGCCGTCGTTGACGGCGCGCTTGTAGCGGCGGAGCGCGGTCTGGAGTCGGGTTAGTTCGACGGGGTTTCCGGCGATGGCCGCGTACAGGCTTCGTGCTTCGGTTTCGGTCTTGCGGCCTTTCGCGCCGACGGATCCGGGATAGGCTTCGGCGAAACGGTCGAAGCCGGCGTCCGGCGTATCGGTTTGCTTCGAGGTGCTGGCGGGAGGGGTCGGAGAGGGTATATCGGTATAGGTATCGGTTTTATGCCATGTTTTTGCTTGGCTGTCCTCTAGCAAGTTGCTAGACGTTTCGCTACCTGTCTCGCTACTGTTTTGCTCTCCGTTCGCTTGGCTGTTTGCTAGCAAGTTGCTAGACGGTTGCTTGGCCTTTTGGTTGGCGGCCTTACGCCGTCCGCCCTTGCTTCCGGCTTTGCGCCGGGCCTCGCGCTGTTCCTCGGTGAGCGTCTTGGGTTCCTTGCAGATGCCTTCGGCGTAGACGGGCCTCCAGCCGCCGCCGTGCTCCTCCATGAGCCCCATGTCGATGAGCTGCTGGAGTTGTTTCATGGTGCCGCCGGCGTCCTTGAGGTCGAGCTTGTCGAAGTATCCTGGATACGCGGCCGGGTCCTTGGCCTGCATCGAGATGCCCTTGGAGTGGATGACGCAGAGTTTGACCCACAGTCCCACGGTGGCGAGAGGCAGGCGGCGGATGCGCCTGTCGTCGGCCATCTGGTCGTCGATGATGAACCACATCTCTTCTTCTCCTTCCTGTGGTTCAGTCGATCTCGCCGGTGTCCGGATCGACGGTCGCCTCCACGTCGCCGTCGTCCATGTCGAGACTGCGGCGCAGGTCGTCGATGAGGATCATCTGCCGTGACGTGGCCGGCTTCGCGCACATGTTCTCCATGGCCAGGCCGGCGTCGAGGATGCGCTGAGCGAGGTCTGCGCAGTCGTACACGGCTTCGGTGATGGCGTGGATGCCGCCCCACTTGTCGATGTGCTCCTGCTTGTTTTTGGTGTCCATGACGTTGCGGCATGCCTTGAGCACGACGGCCGCAGCCTTGGTGACCTGCTGCGTCTTGCCGATGAGGTCGATGAGTGTGTCAGGTGTCGCTTCCTGCGGGATGAGCGCCTGTTGTTCGCTGGCTTTCATTGCTTCCTCCTTTAGAATTCCGGTTCCGGATCCGGTTTGCCGAAGTCCCCAAATGACGATTGGTCGGCCGCCGGCGCGCCCCACGGATCATCGGCCGGCGGCGCGGCGGGTTGCTGTGTCTGCGCCGACTGTTGCGGCCGTTGGCTCCAGCCACCGACGCCGGTGTTGACGGTCGTCGGCTGTGGAGAGGCGGGGTTGCCGTAGACGGGGCCGTCCTGGCGGCTGATGCGGGCGACCTGCGCCGTCGCGTACCGCAGCGATGGCCCGATTTCGTCGACCTGCAGCTCCACGACGGTCCGATTGGTGCCGTCCTGCGCCTGATACGAGCGCTGCTGGAGTCTGCCCTGGGCGATGACGCGCATGCCCTTGGCTAAGGAGCGGGCGCAATGCTGCCCGAATTCGTTCCAGGCGGAGCATCGCATGAAGAGTGTCGAACCGTCCTCGTATTGGCCGGTCTGCTTGTTGAAGTTGCGCGGCGTGTTGGCGATGGTGAAGCTGGCGACCTGCGCGCCCTGGCTGGTGGTCCTGATCTCCGGATCCGAGGTGAGGTTGCCGATGATGGTGATGACGGTCTCTCCGATGGCCATGTCAGGCTCCCTTCACGTATCCGGCTGGCTCCGGGCCGAGCTGGCTGGGATCCTTGGCCTTCCATGCGCATTTCGCGCGGAGGCATCCGGCCTCGCGGTCGATGATGATGTCTCCAAAGCGCGCCGGAGCGACCAGCGTGAGATTCCAGCTGCGGTCGCGGTTGAGCGCGGATATGGTCTCGTACAATTCGCTGATGAGCTCTGCCGCCGTCATGCCGATGCTGGTCGGCGTGAGTGGCCATTCGAACCACCGCTCGCCTTCCGGCCTGGCTGCATTGCTTGGCATCGTGTGCCTCCTTTGGGATTGGATTGGATGTCGTGCCGGAGCGCGGAATCGAACCGCGCATCCATCCGCCGGCGCTGTCGGAGCGCCGATCCATGGCACCCGCATCCTGTCGCGGGCTCCGGCGGGACGGACGGGAGGAGAAGAAGAAGATGACCCGTCCGGCCGGTTTTAGCGTCTTTCCCTTGACGGTTGGGTGGCTCCCGCATGGACGCGCATGACGAGACACGTCCATGCCGCAATGTGAGCGGAGCCATCCAAGTCCTTCACTTCTGCTGCTCCAGCCATCGCATGACGCGGGGATCCGAGCAGATGCGGCACGTGACGACGGCCGCGGGGATGAGCACCGCGATCGGCGCGGCGATGAGGTGTTCGATGGGATGCGTGCACGCCGGTGTGCAGTACAGCACCCAGATGGCGGCGATCCAGATGGCGGCGACGAGCTGGCAGAGGATGGCGTGTGCGAGCTTGGTCATGATTCCTCCTCGTCCATCTCGCGCAGCAGACGGCCGATGCTGGTCTGCAGCGATTCGAGCGCTGCGCGGCTGATGGTCACTCCGGCGAGGTGGCCTTCGTCGGTGATGATGCTGATTCGCGCGGCCTTGACGTCGGCTCCGCACTTGTGGTCGCGGATGACCATGACGGCGGAGTGGTCTTTCGGCTTGGATTCCTTGCGCATGTTTGCCTCCTTAGCGCCGGCGCGTCCCGGCGTTGGCATCGAATTCTTCAATGGATGCGACGGACACCATGACCTTGCCGTGGTATCCGCTTGGCTGGCGCATCTTGATCCGTCCCGCTCTCGCCCATTTGCGGATGGTCTTCTTGTCGACGCCGCCGAGCATCGCGCTGGCCTGTTTGAGACTGACCCAGCGTGGCGCGTATGCCGTCTGCCGGACGGCTTCCTTGGCGATCTCGTGAGCGAGCGCGACCGTATCGATCAATGGCTGGCTTGTTTCTCGCATGCGTTTCTCCTCTCCCCTATTTGTGATGTGTCAAGCGGCGTCAGCGAGCGCCGGCTGCCTTTTCGATGCGCTCTCATTTGAGGGCCTTCCTGCCGAGTGGGAGAATGAGCAGACCTGCGCAAAGAAGGGAGGTGATAACATGCAACGCGATCCAGTGAATTCCGCTAATGACGCGAAGACCTACGCGCAATCCGGAAACATTCAGCAGGCCATCGTGTCGCTGGCCGATGCCGTGCAGGGCATCGCCGAATACCAGCGGTACATCCGGAACGACCAGTTGAAGATCAAACGTGCGCTGAACATCAGCTGACGTTGGACCGTCCGAGTGAGAGAGTTCCAATTCCTCGCGGACGGCTTTCCTTATCGCGCCAAGCATCGCCGGGTGCAGGCGTTCGAACTCCTCAACGGAAATCGGGTTCGTGGATTCGTCCGGCGTCTCGGCCGGAATGTTGATGCTCATTTCGGATTCTCCTTAGAATCGTTTTCATTGGTGGTCATGCATTCCCATGACGCGTTACTACTGCGCCGTTAGCCGTTGAGCCACATATTGATGAAGACAGTGATGATGCTCGCCACCGCGCATGCGATGCTGATGATCGCCGGGATCCAATGAATCCAGTTCATTTCGACTCCTTTCCGTCGGCGAGCGCTTCGGATTGTTGGTTGTGGGTGTGGTGTCGGGCGGCGGAGAAGCGGCCGCCCGACGGTTCCCCTACACTGGTTGCAAGCAGCACGGCGATTACCGGTCGCCACGCGGACCAGTTAGGAGAAGAATCGATGAATGGGTTATGGGTGACCATCGCTGGATGGGCGGTGACTATCGACGTATCCGTCGCCGGTTGGGTCATCACAGGGAGAAGGGCCGCGAATAGTGGGAAGACCGATACGGAAAGGTTCGAAAGACGTCTCTCGCTGTTCTCGGAGCAACTGGACGCCATGCGGGACTCTTCGGATTCGCTGCATAGGCAGGTCAATCTATTGGAACGCAAGGTGTCCGTTCCGGACTGGATCATCGAGCATCCAAGTCCGAGCCCGAACAACGTCATGTTCGTGATCAGGAACCGCAACACGTTCGACGCGTATGACGTGCGCTTGGAGGCCGATGGGTGCGAACCGGTTGTGTTGGGCGACATGGCAAAGGGGTCGTCGCGCAAGTTCGAGTTCGTCGCCGCCGTTCTTGGGCGAGCGGATAATGTCATCATCAGTTGGCTCGATTCCCCGCAGGCGACGGAACGTATGGACCTGCCGATGGCGATGCCGGAAAGACGATAGCCAGGAAGTGGCACAGTGCGTCGCCTTCGAGCTCGATCATTTCAGCAAAGGTCACGTATGCCTTGCCGTCCCATATGTCCACATGGATCGGATGCTCCGTGGGGTCGAAGAGCGTTCTCCCGCTCACGCCCAGAGCGTCCTCGAGTTCTTTGGGCGCGCAGTCGATGTCGGTGATATCGAACGACGTGTTCATTTCAGTTCTCCTCCTTGCTGTTGGCATTGTTGGCTGTCGCGTTTTCCAGCGCATCGGCGAGCGCCTGATTCTGTTCTTCGATCGCTTCCGTCGGCGAGCGCTTAACAAATTCACTCTTTTTTTCTTTGACAAAGAAGTCGCTGACGTCACATCCAACGACTTCTGAAATTTGATGCAATTCACGAACTGTGAATGGCGATGACGCTGGATACTTGAGCCTCCTTGTCAATGTGACTCGTGGAATTCCTGATTTCTCCGATGCTTCGGAAATGCTGAATTTTGCGCGGGAAAGAGCTTTGCCAACTCGTCTTGCGACTGTTGCTGAGTACTTCATGCTGTCCATGCTTTGCATAGTAGTGCCCATTTGGGCAGTATGCAAGTACAACACGCCCAAATGGGCAGTTGATAGCAGAATTTCAGTCGCTATACTGTCCATATGGACATTAATGAAGCGACTGCAAAGGCAATTGCCGCAGAACGATCTGCAGCAGGATTAACCATTAAAGATCTTTCGGAGAAATCTGGCGTGCCGGAGCGCACTCTAATCAGAATGCTGAAAAATGAGCGCGACATAAAGGTGACGCAAATCGCTCAACTTTCAGAAGTCTTCGGAATCAATCCACATGAACTCATTGAAGAGGCTGAAAAATTTGTCGACCGTGCTAACCGCGCAAAGGCCCGCGAGCGCGAGTTCCAGGTCACGGATGATCTGGTGGATCGCATCGCCGCGCACCCGGAGGACTATGACGTAGCCGCGAACAAGGATCCGAACGCACGCCTCGAAGCCGAGACGCCCGATGAGTAGGGTAATGGACGGACGCTAATTGCTATTATTCATCTTTAAGCGCTTTATCTTGACTAATATTGACTCATAGTTTATCATTTCTATCAAATAGAATTGTATTTTAGAAAGCGGTGACCTTAATGAGCATGGAATATAAGACTTTGGCGAGACTGTTCCACGCCGACAGGAGCGCGGACTCCTACACCAACCACGACAGGCTCGCCAAACAGCGCCTCGAGGACGACTCCACCTTCGCGACCGGAATCGGCACGCCCCTGGGCGAACTGTTCATCGCCACACCGCGCTGCATGTGCATGCTCACACAGAAGGTGCTTCTCGCCGAACGCCGGGTATCGGCCATGTGGAAAAGCATCCCAGGAGTCATGCGGTGGAACTACATCCACCACGCCATATCCGAGGAGCTGCTCGCCACAAACGAGATGGAAGGCGTCAGGTCGACACGAAAGGAGACGGAAGCGGCCGTGGCCGCCGCCCGGCAGGCCAAGGCCGACGGCGATATGGAGAAGGCTCGGTTCGGCGAGTTCGCGAAACTGTATCTCAACCTCACCGACCACGATGTCGAACTGCCCAAGACCCTTGAGGATATCAGGGACATCTATGACAAAATCGCCCTCGACGAGATTGAAGACAAGGACAGGCCCGACGGGGAACTGTTCCGGAAAGGCGACGTGGAAGTGCAGGGACCGCACGGCACGGTCATCCATAGCGGAGTCAGCGGCGAGGCTCGGATATCGGCACTGCTGGCGCAGATGATAGACCTCGCCCGTTCGGATACCATACCGTTCCTGCAGAGGGCCATCGCCAGCCACTTCCTGTTCGAGTACATCCACCCGTTCTACGACGGAAACGGCAGAACCGGCAGGTATCTGCTCGCGCTCTATCTCAGCCATGACCTCACACTGCCCACCGTGCTATCCCTCTCCAAGACAATCGCGGAGAACAAGAACGAATACTACAAGGCTTTCACAGAGGCCGAGGACAAGCTCAACCGCGGTGAACTCACGTTCTTCGTATACACCATCCTCGGATTCATCGAACGCGCGCAGAAGTCCTTGATCGAGGAACTCGGCATCAAGATCGACCAGCTTGGCAAGGCGACCGACCTGCGCGACGAACTGCGGAATGAGCATGCGATGTCCAAGAACGCGACGCTGCTTCTTTACGCGGTCATGCAGGAGGAGCTGTTTGACACCACCAAGTCCATGACGCTCGAAGACGCTGAAGTCGACCTCAGGCTGACGAAGCAGACAGTCCGCAAATACGTGGATGAACTTGCGAGCGCGGGTCTCATCGAATTTGTCGGGAAACGTCCACTCAAGTTCAGGGCCTCCGAAGCGTTGCGTGCGCGTATGGGTGTGGGCACCATACCTATGAAAGAGGATTTTTAAAATCGAAACGATTTCAGGTTTGATCGAGCATGCGGAATCCATGGGCCTGTCGGTCGTGTCGCGTGACCTTCCACGCGACATATGCGGACTGTACGACAACCGGCATGGACTTATCCTATTGGCTGATTGGCTCAACCAGCGCCAACGCCGCTGCACGTTGTGCCACGAGCTCATACACGCCAGACACCATGACCCCGGCTGCGGTACACGATACGGGGCCAAATGCGAGCGCCGGTGTCGCAGGGAGACGGCGTTGGCGTTGATCTCGCCGGTGGATTACGGCATGGCGGAGACGGTGTATGAGGGCAATACGTGGATGATGGCCGTGGAATTGGGAGTCACCATCCAGGTGCTGGACGACTACCGGCAGCTATTGTACGATTACGGCGTGTGCGTACAATAATTTATACGCCTTTATACGTGCTTATAGAGCCTTATACCCCTTTGGATTCCTTATAAAAAAAGACNCCGGCCTCCCGCATACCGAGAGCGCCGGGGTCTTGCTTTAGAATCTGAACTCGTCTTGTTTCGGCTCATATGGTTTAT